GGCTGGCCGATGATGTAGCGCCCGGTGGTGTCCTTCAGAAGCTCGATCCAGGCCCAGTCGGCGGGATGCATGACGACGCCATCGGCCGGCAGAAGCGCCAGCGAGGCCTGCAGCATCATCAGGCGGATCTTGTCGATCGAGGTCGTGTCCGCGCCGGTCAGCGGGCTGACATAGGGCGTGGCCTGCGGGATGATGCCCAGCAGGTTCTGCCCGGTGCCGTCGCCGTTGAGCAGCTGGTTCTCCTCGACCAGGTCGAGACCGTAGGCCAGGCGGCTGTCGATCATCGAGCGCACGGCCGACACGTCGGACAGCACCTGGCGCGAGGCCTTCATCCAGTGGGCGATGACCTTGGCCGAGGTCGAGACCACCTCGAGGCGGAAATCCGAGGAAGGCTTGGCCGTACCTTCGGCCACCATGCCCGCGCCATCGGTGCGCGAATGCTCCTTCACGAACTCGATGGACTGGCCGTCCATGTTGCCCTGCGCGAGCAGCGCGCGGATGGTCAGCGGGCGCTGGGGCAGCTCGATCACGCCGGGCAGCCGGGTCGGCGCCAGCGCCGGGCCGATGGATCCGGCCGAAGCGGCGGTCGAGGTGGTCAGCGTTGCCTTGGTCTCGATCCGGGCCCGGTCGCCCCGCGCAAACCCGCCCTCGGCAAAGCGCTTGAACTCGTCGCTGTCGACGAAGGACTGGCCCGCCGTCTCGGCCTCGGCAGGGGCGTCCTCGCCAGCCCCTCGCGCGATCTTCTGCTCGATTTCGCCAAGCTGCGCCTTCAGCTCGTTCATGCCGGTCAGGGCTTCGTCAGCCGTGCCCTTCAGCGTCTCCGACAGGGCCTCTCCGGCCTTGGCCTTGCCCAGGGCTTCCTCGGCGAGCGCCTTCACGCCGTCGAGCGACTTGTCGAGCGCAGCTTTCATCTCGACCGCCAGTTCGGCGGCCGTTTTGTTCTCATCAGCCATTATGGCCTCCTGTTTGGGTATCAGGCCGACAGGCCCAGAAAGGCACGCATGAACGCCGCGCCGTCTTTTGCCGCTTCGGCCGGCTCCCCCGGCCCCTTCAGGTGGATGCGCGCGGCGCGCTCCGCCTGCGAGTTCGAGAGGCCAAGACCCTTGACCATCAGCTCGAACTCTCGCTCCGTCAGCCGGTCCCCGGCCCTGAGCTTGTTCACAACGTCGCCCATCCCGTCCGACTTCACGGCAGAGATCCGCGCCCGCTCGTTCATCGGGAACGTGACCGGCGAGATCTCAAAGAGGTCCGCCTTCTTGATGACACGGACATTGCCGTCAGGCTCCGCTTCCCGGGTGCGGTAACCGATTGAAAGGCCACTGATCACACCGGCCTTCATCAGGGCGTGGATCTCCCGCGCCTTCGGCACATCGAGGACGAGCCGCCCCTTGCCCCAGAGGCCTTTCGCATCCTCGGCCAGATCCTCCCACACGCCGATGGGCTGATACGGATCATGGTTCCACAGCATCTTGATGCTGCGACCGGATTGCCTGGCCTTGGTCATGCCCCCGACGAAGGCGCCCGGGGCGATCTTGTCGCCGCCGTTATCGACGTTGCCGAAGATCGCGGCATAGCCCTCGACGGTGCCATCGTCGGTCAGCGCCTTCAGCTCAAGCGCGAAATCACTGTGCTCCATTGTTCGTCTCCGCTTCCGTGATCGGCACGTTCTGCATCTGCATGCGCGGCACGTCGCCACCAGCAACCGGCGGCATTCCCTCGAGGCCACGCACCTGATTGATGGTCATGGCGCCGATCTGCGTCATCGTCTGGTAGTAGGTCGCCCGCTCGGCGCTGGAGCCGCGCAGCAGCGCCTCCATGTTCACGCGGACGGAAAGCCCTGCCGCGCGCTCGGCCGCGCTCAGGAGTTGTTTCGCAACCGCCTGTTCGATGCGCTTGATGCGCCGTCGCAAAGTGAACTTCTGGAAGATGAGGCCTTGCTGCTCGACGCTCGTCGGCCAGGCCGTCGATGCCCCCGCATGGCCAATCATGACGGGCGGGACCGCGAAATACCGGCAGATCTCCTCCACCGAAAATTGCCGCGTCTCGATCATCTGGGCATCTTCCGGCGAGATGCTGATAGGCTGGTAGTCAAACCCGCCCTCGGCAATGAACGGGCGGCCGGCATTCATGGCGCCGAGATACTTTTCCGGAAGCTTTGCCTCCACCAGGTCACGCTGTTCCGCCGTCAACCACTTGTCGAACTTCAGCACGCCGCTCGGGCGCAGACCGTTCTTGAACATGCCGGCAGCCGCACGATCAGCCGCCAGCGCCGAGGAAAACGCCTGCCGCCCGAATTGCAGCGTGGACATGCCGCCGAGAGGGTCGCCGCCAGGGCCACGAATATGCAAAACGTCGCGATCCGCGCCGACATGGGCTTTCCCGTCGCGGGTCCAGCGATATTCGAGAGCCCCGGAGGAGAGCCGCCGAACCGTAACCGCCTCGGGGTGGATCGGATAAAGAGCCACCACCCGCGATCCGTTGCGCTCGACCTGCGCGTAGCCATTGCCCCAAAGCTCGATGCTCAGGTTCAGATAGTCCCAGAAATCAAGTGCGGTCTGGTCGAAATTCGGGCTGTCGTAGATCACCGAGTGCAGCGGGTGCATGTCCGCCAGCCCATCGACGCCATTCCCGCCGCGCCGCCGCACCTCGAATGGCAGGGACGAAATGGTGCCTGAAATCAGGTTGGCGCAGGCCCATACTGCGGACAATGCCATGGAAGACTGTGCCGTCACGATCTCCCCGGCATGGCCTGCGCCGCCGCCGAGAGCCGCCGCAAGCGCTCCATCCTCGACCTTGGGCAGAAGATTGACCGTGTCGGCTTTCTGCTCCACCGGCCGCAGCCACCCGGCGATCCGTTGTCCGATGCCCATCAGGAAGCCTCCAGGGCGGCGAGAAAGTCGTCCATGTTTCCACCCTTCTCGCCGACCGATCGCGCGGTTGCGGCGCCGACCGCCATCGCCAGGGCCACCGCCATGTCGATCCGTGCCGTCGCCTTGTGTTTCGTGAACCGCCGCAGATCCGCCGGAGAGCGGTCGAACGTGGCCGACATCACCGCAGCCCGAAGCGCCGGGTTCACATGCACCCGAAGCCGCTTCTCGAGGATCAACGTCTCCAGCTCATCGACGCTGCCCGGCATCCAGAGCGTGATTTCCTCGCCATCCTCGGTCCCGCGCTTCCGCTTGTTCCAGCCCTGCGGATGGTCGAGCATCGGCAGCGTGGCGCCCATGTCCCCGATGATCGCCTCGAAATCCGCGATCAGGAACGCGTCATACGCCACGAAATCGAGGTCGAACCGCTCGACATCATCCAGCAGATCCTGCGCCACGAAATCGAGGCGGGTCTTCTTGCCCGGCGTTGCCGTCAGAAAGCCCGCATCGACCCACAGATCGTAAGGCGCCCCGTCCCGCTCGGCACGCGCCCGCAGCGTGTCGGCAGGCGTGTAGCCATGCACGAATGCTGCAAAGAGCGGCTTTCCATCCTCGGCAAACCCGTCCTCGAAGATCAGCGCCTTCGCCGTCAGGTCCGCCTTGGCCGACAGGTCGAGCCCCGCGCAGCAGCGCCGCCCGGCGAAATCCTCGAGGTCCAGGCTGTGGTCCTCGATGGCCTCCCACGCCGCCCGCGAGATCCATGCGGACTCGGCGTCGGTCCACTCGCAGAAGTGCAGGCGGCGGATGCCGTTGGCCTTGGCCGGGATGTCTCGTGCCTGCTTGACCTGGAGCGCCAGATAGGCCGGCGTGATCGTCACTCCCAGCAGCGGGTTGGCCTTGATCCAGCAGCCCGGGTCGGTGAATGGGTCGTCCCCCTCGTCCAGCGCGCAGACATAGCTGAAGGTCGTGTCGTCATCGACATCGCCAGCCGCAACGGCGACCGTGTGCTTGCGCTCCTGCCAGCAGATGCTTTTCCGGTCGCTGCCGGAATTGGTGATCATGATCAGCAACGGCTGGGTCCGGAACTTGAACCCGCGCTCCAGGATCTCGATCACCCCACCATCCGGGTGCTCGTGAACCTCGTCGCAGAGCGCGAAATGCGGGCGGGGCCCCGAGCCGGTCTTCTTGGTCTCCCGCGACACCGGCCGAAAGAACGATCCGCTCTTCAGGTGGGCCAGGTTGTATTCCCGCCCCGGCCCGCCGCTCCGCCGGATGCGTGCGGAAAGCCTCGGTGCCTTGTCGAGCATGTTCACGGCGTCACGGAACAGGATGCTCGCCTGCTCCTTGGTCGCGCCCGCGGCATAGATCTGCGCCCCGGCCTCGCCGTCGGCCACCAGCCCGTAAAGCCCGATGGCCCCGACCATCGGCGACTTGCCGTTGCCCTTGCCCTGCTCGATATAGGCCCGCCGGAACCGGCGGAACCCGTCCGGCCGCTTCCATCCGAACAGCGAACCGCAGATGAACTTCTGCGACGGCTCGAGCTCGAACGGGGTTCCGTCGAACTGCCCCTCGCTCAGCCGCAAGACGTCGCGGCAGAACCCGTAGAACCGTTCCGCCGCCGCCCCGTCCCATATCAGCCCGCGCTCCGGTCCCTCCTCGAGGTCGCGCAGGTGGCGCCTGCAGGCATCCCGGACATGCGGCCCCGCCACGATCCGCCCGGCCGCCACGTCCAGCGCATAGGCCGTCGCGGGGTCAGTTGAAGTAGGCGTCGGCCGGGTCGTCATCAGGCTCCTCAGGTGCAGCCACCTTGCTTCGGTCGGACGGCGTGCCACCCATTGCAGAGAGGCAGAGACGGAATTGCGCGAGCGCGTTCACGCCCATCGCCGGGTCGGCCATCATCCGGGCGCGCAGGCGTGACGCGGTCTCGGTGATCGCCCGGTCGCTTGCCCCGAGCCACGGCATCTCATCCGCGAACATCCGCCAGGCCTCCTGCTCGATCTCGCCGAGATACGCCGGCGGGTCGCCGAGGCCCTTCACCATCGGCGTCGCTCGCCCCTTGTGACGCTGCGGGTTCTTCGCGGCAGCGCCCGTCACCGCCGCCACATCGGCCGGCAGCCGCGGGTTTGCCATGGGATTGCCCTCATTCGTGGAACTGTGGATGCGAGAAGAAAGGTCCCCATGCCGGTTGCCGCCTCCCCAGCCGGGAACTTTCGACACCCCCCCGGTCACTCCGGCCCGATCGGCCACCCGTCCGCATCGAAGCTCGGCCGCAGCCTGCGTCCCTGCGCCTCGGCCGCCTCACGCTCTGTCTTGGCCTTGTGGCAGTCCGCACAGATCGCCTGCAGGTTCCCCTCGTCATCCGTACCGCCCTGCGCCTTGGGCACCACGTGATCGCACTCGGTGGCGGGCGTGACGCGCCCCGTGCGCAGGCAGGGCTGGCACAGCCAGCTGTCCCGCTGCATCACCCGCTTGCGCAGCGCCTTCCAGCCCCTGCCGTAGCCGCGCTCCGATGCGCTCGGCCGGTTGCGCCACCCGCCCGAGCCGGACAGGCTGAGGCCATCAGGCCCAATAGAGCCTGACATGCGCCTCCCCCTTCTCGCCCTTCCCGGAGGGCGTCCCGGCCACGACCGTCCTCGTGATGTGCGTCAGGCCATCGACCTCCATGCGGGCCTCAAGCGCCGTCACCCCTTCGACGCGCCGCCCGTGTTGGTCATAGACGCCCATGTCGACACCGTCGGACTTGATGTGCAAGCTGAGGGTATCTGCCATGCCGGGCTCCTATTGGACGACTGAGCTCTGCGATTGGCGGCC